CTTGATTGCACGGTACTTGCGTGGCATTGCAAGAATGATATCCTGCATAACATCTGGTGTCCATGCGTTATCTGTTACAGTAACGATTGACTCATGTGATCCACCATCTGTCTTAACACGGCTTACGAAACCTTCCATGATTGAAAGGAAATCGCCTGTTGAACCATCGCCATTAATAGCAAGGTCTTCAATGTCGTTAGCGAATGCATTGGTCATCAAGCGAACTAGATGATCCTCAAGTGCTGCGCCTTCAATATTGTCTTCTAGTGCTTCTGTTGAAACTTCCCAGTCAAGACGAATCTTCTTGGTTGTAAGTTCTACCTTAGAGAATGTTGCACCTGCATTTTCAAATGTAGGCTGTGCCTGTGCTGCTGCACGGATGACACGCTCTCCAACGTTGACCTTCTCAAGTTCCATTGTGTTAGCACGCATTGTAACTCTACGTCCATCTTTAGCTAGTACAGTTGCATCCCATACATAATCAATAAAGCGACGTGCCTGCTCTGGTGCTAGAATACCACCTGGTGTACCAGTTGGGTTTACTGCGTTTGGACCAGTAGTTACTCCGTAATTTGCTGTCGCAATATTACCAAGTGAAGCTGCTGGACTTAGATTTCCATCGGGTCCTTGTGCTACTGCACCACCAATTCCACCTGATACGGCAACGCCATCACCTGTGGGATGATTAAAAGACTTTTGAAGATCTGTGTTTGTTGTTTCTGACATATTGTTCACCTCCTAGTGATTTTGTTTTAGTTAAATAGGTCGGAATTTGTGAGGAAACGTCCGCCCCATAGGGATTTCTGAATCACTTTAGGTGATTCCTGTACAATCTCGCCGAGATCGCCAGACTTGCGGAAAGCGGTATCTGCAACTACGGCATCTACGGTCTTTCCAAACTCATTAAAGCTTCCCTTAACTTCCTTAACTTCCTCTGTTACGGATTCAAGAGACTTTGTAATTGCATCAACATTAGCTTGCATAGCCTTTACTGTTGCTGCAAGATCGCTCAAGGCATTAGTTACAGAGTTCTGAATTTCAGAAACTGCCTTGGCAACTTCTGCTGTTGCTGTTGCAACCTCAACGATTGCTTCGTCAGCCTTCTCTGTTACTTCTTCAATAGAAGGAGCACTAACCTCTTCAACAACTGCATCTGACTTTTCTGCTACAACTTCTTCTGTAACTTCTAGTGACTTTGCAACTGCCTCTGCAGGAGCCTCTGGAGCAACCTCAACTTGATTAACTACTTCTGCTGCTGGTGCTTCTGGAGCATCAACAACTGCTGTTGTTTCTTCTGTCATAGGATTATCCTCCTTTGCTATCTTAATTGTTCTAATGCCTTTTGCACTATCAACTAAGAACTTTATCATTTCTGTTTTTTCTGAATCATTCTTTTCAACAAAACCAATGTTTTTCATTTCTTCGCCAGTTATTGGACTTAGCTCTGATTCATTTGCAGATAGAGTTACTATTCCAGACTCTGAATCGTAAAATACATTTTCAACAACTACGTTGGCTGATGATCCTGTTAGTACATCTACTCCATCAACCTTTTCAACGGATACAATATTGGCAAACTGATTTGCTGGGGAATCTACAAGACTCAACTCAATCAAATCATATTCCTTAATAACTCTAATTGTTTTATCTGCTTTTTCATCATATGCATCATCCCACTTGTTCATTCGTCCCCCAATAGAAAAACCAGTGTAGGTTCCGTCAAGAACCTTCTCCCAGGCATCTTGAGCACCCTTTGAAATGTAAGCTGAAACAAAAACACCCTTATAAAACTTCTTTGACTCTGTATCAAAATACTTTTCTTCTTTAAATGAAACCATCTTACCTACTGCTGATGGTTGGTGCATTTCTCTGATGTTGCCACGGAACTTTGCAAAAGCTGCCATGGAAGCCTCTGTTGTTACAATGTCATCTTGTTTATCTAGATTATCCAAAGATGCAAATCCAGAAACGATGCGCTTCTCTTTGTCTACTTTTGTAAGAGGCATTGACAGACGTACATTATCGCCGTCTGTTGACCAATGTGCTTTATTTATATTCATGACGATTCTATTATACCAAACCTTTTAAACATTTTCTCAACTATTGAGACGCTCTACCTTCACCCTGTGGATTGCGTCCAGTTGTGGTTGCAGGTCCATCAGATTGACTATTATTTCGTTCAGTATCTCTTGCTCTGTTACCAGCGGCATTTGCTCTAGCATCTGTTGCTTGTCTTGGAGACATTTCAAATGGAGTATCTCCATCTGGATGTTGTGGAAGACCAATTGCTTCACGTGCCTCATTTGGCATCATGACCTGAGTCTTAACATAACGCTCAAGAATTTGTGACTGAGTAATCTCATCTGTCAGTGTAAGTTCATTGAATCTAAGTTCAAGGATGTCTGTCTTTTCCTTGATGATCTTGCTAATAACTTTATTAAGATGACCCTGTGCAGGGCGTGAAACTTGCTCCTTGAATGTTCTGTCTTGTGCAATTGATGCTGCGATTGCTGCTGAGTCAGTACCGCCAAGTTTTGAAATTGGCACCTGATGAGCAACAAGAATGTCATCACGATTTTGCTTACGATACTCCTTGAATGAGCCATCCTGAATACCGTTTTCAATTGGCTCCATTTTAAACTCAACCTTGTTCTGGTCAGTATCTCCAGGAAGAGGAATGTAAAGAGTTCTGTGAGACTGTGCCTTTAGACCTGTCTGCAAGAAACGGAACATCTTGTCTTCTGCTTCTCCAGAAAGCTTTGCACCCTTTAGAGTAACGACATATCGTGGAACAGCCTTGTTTTCAAAGTAATCAATATTGTACTGTGATGCAAGTTGATCACCAATCAGTGAAGGAAGTGCTGCAATAATATCAGGAATTCCGTAGTAAGTATTAAGTGGAGAATATTCCTTAATGTGAATAATCTCGTTTGGTCGTGGATCTGCTGTTACTGGGTTAGGATTCTTTGCTCCAAAGTTTCTGAAGTAAACTACCTTTTGTCCAATGATCTGCATATAGCCATCACGTAGACGACGAATACGAAGTGTTGTTGACGGTATGTGCCCAATATATCCAATTTCACCATTTACTGTACGACCTATTTCTAGGTATCCATTTCCAGTTGATTCAACGTCTGTGTAAACCTTTTCCATCGTCTTTGTAAACGAATCATCGTCATTAAGGTTTTCTAACCAGTCACGCATTTCAAGCTTCATTCTTTCAATACGCTTACGTGCCTTATCTGTAGCACTTTGTTCTTTACCTTCAAAAGAAAGCATAGTACGGTCTGTTACTTCAAACGAATATCCAAGACCAACAATATTTGCAACCTTTGCATCAATAGCAGCATGATTAGCAAATGATGTATCATAAAAATTTGCAAGTTCGTATAGGTTGTATGGTGGAGTGATTACATCAAATAGACCATAACCATTTCTATATACCGTTCCAGGATTAATAGCCTTAGATCCAGCATCTACTCCTGTAGGAACCGTATTAGCAGAATCCATATAGGCTGCGCTATTTACATCTAAAGCTTTTCCAATGTTTCTAGCAGTTCTACGACGAAAGTTTTGATCTAAGCCAGAGTAATCCTTTAGATTGTCCCAAGACTTATTAAAAGGATCTTGCTCTTTAAAAGAATTTGGTGCTTGTTCTTGTGTATTTAAACTTGCAGAAATATATTGATACTCTTCATTAGCCATTTTCGTACGCTTCTCTTCCATATGTGTTTAGTGTATCCTTTGCAGCCTTCCAAGCACCTAAGTCATTTTGTGAAGGAATTAAACCATTAACCATACGATCAAGTTGCTCTGAGTGCTCTTCTTCTGAGATACGTGTGAGTCCAGGAACAAATATTGCCTCTCCATCACCAGGGTCTCCGTAATACTTTGCAGCATTCTTTAGCTCAGATATCTTTGAGATATCACTACGCATAGACTCAATGTTTAAAACATTGCCGTTACCGTCAGTAAACCAGCGACCATTTGCCTTTTTGTAGACATAAAGTCCCCAGTCGTAGTTCTTTTCAATTACCTTTTTGCGTACGTTTCCAAT